GGAGATGACTTCACAAAAGTCGCAAGAGACATTGACGAAACTGAAAACTTTGTTGACACAGGTTCGTACATTTTTAATGGACTTGTTTCAGGGTCTATATTTGGTGGTGTATCTGGGAATAAGATTACTGCCATTGCTGGTGAGTCTAGCACTGGAAAAACTTTTTTCTCTCTTGCTGTCGTCAAGAACTTCCTTGATGCTAACCCTGATGGGTATTGTTTATATTTTGACACTGAAGCCGCTGTTAACAAGTCTCTTATCGCAAGTCGTGGGATCGACCTAGATCGTCTGGTTGTTGTAAACGTTGTTACAATTGAAGAGTTTAGGACCAAAGCCTTGAAGGCAGTAGATATATACCTTAAGAAACCAGAAGACGAACGCAGACCTTGCATGTTTGTGTTAGACTCTCTGGGTATGCTATCCACAGAGAAGGAGATCACTGACGCACTGAATGACAAACAAGTTCGTGATATGACCAAATCCCAACTGGTCAAAGGTGCATTCAGAATGTTGACTCTGAAACTGGGACAAGCAAACATTCCTATGATCGTTACGAATCACACCTACGATGTCATTGGCGCTTATGTACCTACAAAGGAAATGGGAGGAGGCAGTGGCCTCAAGTATGCAGCAAGTTCAATCATCTATCTCAGCAAAAAGAAAGAGAAGGATGGAACAGAAATCGTCGGAAATCTTATCAAGGCTAAGACTGCTAAGTCGCGTCTAAGTAAGGAGAACAAAGATGTTACGGTGCGTCTTTATTACGACGAGCGTGGTCTTGATCGATATTATGGTCTTCTTGAGTTGGGAGAGATTGGTGGTCTCTGGAAAAATGTGGCAGGTCGTTATGAGATAGACGGCAAGAAAGTCTATGCCAAAGCAATCTACAAAGATCCAGAAGCATATTTTACCCCTGAGGTAATGGAAAAACTGGACGAGATTGCTAAGGAAGAGTTTAGTTACGGTTCATGATTAAGGTTCTCAAGACTGGGATCAACGTTGACAAAGTAGTACAACAACTAAAGAAATATCCACAGGATTGGGATCACCAGAAAACTCTGGAAGGGTCTCAATCCTTAGTTGATAGAGGATTTGATGACTTGCCAGTCAGTGCTCTTCAGCTTATAATAGGTGGGGTCAAACACAAAGAAGACTTTGTGGGAGACTCTGAGATCAACATCAAAACTCCTGCCTATGCTCATCATAGTGAGATCCGAAAGATCATACGTAAGCAATTTAAGAATGCAGACATTCACAGATGCGGTTTTCTTTCACTCCCTGTAGATGAGATTGTAGGAGCACATATTGACGAGGGAACTTATTACCTGAGCAGAAACAGGTATCACCTTTCTATACTTGGAAGGTATCAGTATTTCTGCGGCAAAGAAACTGTCATTGTTGAACCAGGAACTCTTCTCTGGTTCAATAACAAACTACCTCATGGCACCGTTAATATCGGTGACGAGACACGCATAACATTTGTATTTGATATCCCTCATGGACAAAGTTGAAATTTTAATCCTAAGAAATCTACTATACAATGAGGAGTATCTTCGTAAGGTTATTCCTTTTATCAAAGCAGATTATTATGAGGATTCAAACCAGAGGATTGTGTTTGAAGAGATTGAGAAGTTTGTTCATGAATACAATCAACCAGCAACCAAAGAAGTACTCTGCATTGAAGTAGAAAAACGACAAGACATTAATGACACTACCTTTCAAGAAATCACTAAGTTGATTAGTTATCTTGAGGATGTTCCTACTGACTATGATTGGTTGTGTGACACTACAGAGAAGTGGTGTCGGGATCGTGCTATCTATTTGGCACTGATGGAATCCATTGCTCTTGCAGATGGAGAAAGTAAAGAAAAAGATAGGGGTGCTATTCCTAGCATTCTGTCAAATGCTTTAGCAGTTTCATTTGACACACATATCGGTCACGACTACCTGATTGATTATGAAGAAAGATACGAAGCATATCACAAAAAAGAAGACCTCATCCCGTTCGACCTTGAGTACTTCAACAAGATTACGAAGGGTGGTCTTCCGAACAAGACACTTAACATTGCTCTTGCTGGCACTGGTGTCGGTAAAAGTTTGTTTATGTGCCATGTGGCATCTTCCGCACTCTTGGGAGGGAAAAACGTATTATATATCACGCTTGAAATGGCTGAGGAGAAAATTGCAGAGCGAATCGATGCTAATCTTCTCAATGTGCCTATCCAGGAGATAACAGAACTACCCAAGGTGATGTTTGAGGATAAGGTGACAAAACTTGCAAACAGAACTCAAGGATCCCTAATTATTAAAGAATATCCAACGGCATCTGCACATGCAGGACACTTTAGGTCACTTCTTAATGAACTTGCACTTAAGAAATCATTTAGACCTGATATTATTTTCGTTGATTACCTTAATATATGTGCTTCCGAAAGGTATCGCGCAGGCAGTAATGTCAATTCATATACAGTTGTCAAAGCAATTGCTGAAGAACTTCGAGGACTCGCTTGCGAAGCAAACGTACCAATCGTCTCTGCTACTCAAACCACTCGTTCTGGTTATGGGAGCTCTGATGTTGAGCTTACTGATACTTCTGAGTCCTTTGGTCTCCCTGCTACTGCTGATCTTATGTTTGCCCTTATTTCAACTGAAGACCTTGAGGGGCTTGGACAAATTATGGTGAAGCAGTTGAAGAATCGATATAATGATCCAACCATTTCTAAGAGGTTTGTGGTTGGTATTGATCGTGCTAAGATGCGTCTGTATGATTGTGAGCAGTCAGCACAAGATGATATCATTGACAGTGGTAAGGAGGAAGAGTATAATTACGAGGAAGCAAAACCAAAGAAATCATTTGAGGGATTTAAGTTTTGAACGGATACTACTCTGTCTTCGATCCAGACGGTAAAAAGATTGCTGACTGCGGTATCGAAAGAGATGCAGTCAATCTCATGAGTACAAGAAACAAATACTGGGATGGACACTATTTTATGTTCAATCCTTTGCCCGGTGACATCATTGATGTTTCTAATAGCAGGCAACTTCCCACCCGTGACATAGTAGTCAATATGGACGGTGGTGTTGGTGGTAGCTGGAAAGAAGTAGAGTATATTGAAGTTGGTGGTGTGAAACTACCAACTCAACAAAACCTTCCCCAATCTAATTCTAAACCTATTGATTTAAAATGACTGTAGACACCGAAAAGTATGTTGAATTTGTAAAAGGAGTTACCAGTGAACCTAGTCTTGACTATGGTGCCATGGGATCTCGTCTTGCAGAACTTGAAGTAACTGGAACTAATACATCTCAGTTGCTCACTGCTGCTCTTGGTCTTACCGCAGAGTCTGGTGAGTTTACTGAAGTTGTGAAAAAAATTCTCTTCCAAGGTAAACCATATAATGAAGATAATGTTTTTCATATGAAACGTGAACTGGGTGACATCTGCTGGTATCTGGCACAGGCATGTATGGCACTTGACACATCCTTTGATGAGGTGCTAGAAATGAATGTGGACAAACTCAAAGCACGTTATCCTGGTGGTGAGTTTGATGTTCATAAATCTGAAAATCGTAAGGAGGGAGATTTGTGATCAATCTAGAGATGAGTATGAATAACGCAGTTCTTCTACGTCATACTCTTTTTATGTACACAAAAGATCACCCTGATTTCTTCTCTGATAGTGCTATTCTAAAAATCAGAGAAATATCTAACCAGTTAGATAAAGAAATTGAAAGAGAGTTTGACATTAAACAAAAGGAGGAGAACCTGTGAGTTGCGACATTAACATTGATCTGAAACTGAATATTCACGATGCAGCATTGATTCGTTCTGCTTTGTTCCAATATACCAGACAAGATAGTTACGAATTTCCATCACAAAGAGCATCAACTATCCGTGAGTTCATCCGACAACTGGATGAACAGATTGAAGCAAATCTTCCTGAAGATCACGATCACTGACCCTTCGGGGTTCACGGGGTTATAGCTCAACTGGTAGAGCGCCTGCTTTGCACGCAGGAGGTTTGGGGTTCGAGTCCCCATAACTCCATAATAAATACTTTTAAAAAGTATTATGGCACCAAAAATTAAAGCAAATATATCAAATCTTGAGGATTTTTTATATGAAATTGGTCCTGTAAATACTAAAGAACAGGTGTCATATAATAAAACGTTGTTTGAAGTTTATAAAAGTAGAGGAGGTTTAGAAATATACGTCGAAAATCCTCCTGGTAAAAAAAGTGAATTGAATAAATTTAGAAACGGAATAGTAAATGAAATAAAGGGTAAGTTTACGGGCATTAATATTTTTAAAAATGATGGTGTGCCATATGTTAAAGTGGGTCCGCAAACTATCACTTTTGATATAGAAGAGGATGTAGATATTGGAGGTGGTGGAGTCATACCTACAAAAATTCAAGAAGAGGGAACCACAGTTGTTTTAAATCAAGTATTGCATAATAATAAAAAATTTGATAAAAAAGAAGACATACTGGATGACTTGGAGACTGCCAAAGAATTGAAAAAATTATTTGGTAAAAAGTATGAAGGCAGGTTAAAAGAGTGGACGCATAGTTACTTTGAGCAACAAAGAGAATTCTTAAAAAAATTTCAAAGTGCGAAGTGGGATGTCTTTGTATATGGAAAGGATGATTTTGTTACTTTCTTTTCTAAACAAATAAAAAATGTTGCCAGATCACTTGATCCAATAAAACCAGTAGGAAACTACACGACTTGGAATCCATCTGATATTTGGGCTGTCTATGAGGGAGATAAAGTTAAAAAAGAAATAGAAAAAAATATTAATCCAAAGACTCAAAATTTAGTTGAATTAAATAATCTACTCATAAATTTATTTAAAGAGAAAAAACTAATTGGATTGTCTCTTAAAAAAATTGCATCTAATAAATCTGCTAAATTAAAATTTGTTAATATCGACACATCTACCATGAAAATAGGTGAAATTGAAACTTTCGATATGAAAGATATATCATTTGATATTGATAATATTTTTATCGGAGATAAAGTAACAACATATGTAAAACTGGGAAGGCAAGGTGAATATTCAATTAATATCACAAGAGCAGGACAAAACTTAAGTTTCAATACTGCAATTAAAGCAACACCTGCAGCTCAAGGTGGTCAAGCACCTGTTAAGATGATTCAAGATATTTTGAAAAAATCTGGACCAACTTCATTCATCAATGATCATAACAAATATCCACAATCTATTGTAGAATATCAAAAAGAGGCAAAAAAATATTCAGAAATGTATAAATTTTTAGGGAAATATTTTAAAAAATCTGTTCCTTACTCAGAATTTGAGAGTAATCTTTATGCTGTGTATAGTAAGGATAAACGAAATGCAATTGTTAAACTGATGACACTTAACTTTTTTCACGACTCTTTAAAAAATAATTCTAAAGATAAAGAGTTCTGGACTGATATGTTATATCTTGGTATGAAAGTAGGGAAAAGATTCTCACCTCACGCAAAGATATCATAATAAATAAAGATAAAAATGGCAAACAAGGGTCTACAATTTGAACATGCAGTAATGTATGTTGCAACATCTAGAATCCTACAAAGAAATGCTGAGCAAGAATCAAACTTTGCTGATGCTGCTAATAGATGGTCTCTGATACCAGCAGATATAAAGAAAAAGGCTGAAGATATAGTTTTAGAATTAGCTCCTAATGGTGAAAGAAATCGTCAAGACTATTTTGGATCATTTAAAAAAATGAGTGGTGGTGGTGAGGAACCTAAAACTGATATACTTTTTAAGGTAGGTAATAAAAAATATAAGTGCTCAATGAAGTGGGGAAAGTCTTATCAATTAACTAGTGCTGGAGTTGATAAATCCATTCAAGTTTTCACCAAGGTCTTAAAAAAAGTTGCACAAGATCTTGGTACTAATAATATGAGTATCGATTCTCTTGGAAATTTGCAATTGATATTTGAAAATATATCAAATAAATTTGAAAATAGAATGGGAACCATGGATCAATCCACAGCAAAGAGATTGATGGGTGATGTTAAAAAATCTGGTGGAATTAATGAACAACTTCAAGAGGTTTTAGGATCAAAGAAAGCACCAACAGGGGATGTTGCATATGAAACTTTCAAGTTTGAATTAACAAAAGAATGTATGACAGGTAATATGCTTTTTAATGGAGACGATAGAGCAGCTGATCATTTATTTACTGAAGATGGTGTTAAACCAATCACAGACAAAGTTGTCAGAGACGTTATGAAAATTGCTGGAGTTAGACTCTCACTTAAGGGTCGTGGTAAAAAGAATGGAGTTAGGCAAAATGCAATCTCTATTAGATATGAAGTCTAAATAATGTATAAGGATTATCAATATAGATGAAAAGTTTCTTTCAGTTTCTGAATGAGGCGCAGTCGCAAGCATCAATGCAGGCGAAAAAACTGAACCTCAAGAGTGATGGTCACGGTGGTTGGTTAGACTCCCGTGGAAAATTTGTTGCGACTACTGAAGATGGTAAACTGAAGTTTGTTGATAAAAAGAAAAAGAAAGTAGAAGATGAACCAACTGCAAGACCCAGAGCAGCAAAACCAGAACCTAAGGAAGAACCCAAGAAGACTGCACTTAAAAAGACTAGTGCGGTGACAGCAAAAGCAGGTGAGGGAGAGACTGATGCAAAGACTTCAGAGGTTCTGACTGTTGCATTTGGACGTTTTAATCCTCCAACTGTAGGTCACGGTAAACTTCTATCTGCTGCAAAGAAAGCATCAGAGGGTGGAGACTTAAAAATATATCCCTCACGATCGCAGGATGCTAAGAAAAATCCGTTGGATCCTGATATGAAGATTTCTTTTATGAAAAAGATGTTCCCTGATTATTCAGAGAACATTGTTAATGATGATGAGATGAGATCTATTTTTAATGTTCTTACCACAGCATCCGAGGGTGGATATAAAGATGTAAATATTATTGTAGGATCGGATCGTCAAGCAGAGTTTGAGAACCTTGCAAACAAGTACAATGGTGATCTTTATGACTTTGAAAACATTCGTGTTATCTCTGCAGGTGTAAGAGATGCAGATGCTGAAGGTGTTGAGGGAATGTCAGCATCCAAGATGAGAAAGGCAGTTGTTGATGGAGATTTTGATGCTTTCCGTCGTGGGACTCCAAAAGATCTAAATGACGGTGATACTCGGGCGTTGTTTGATGCAGTCCGATCTGGTATGGGAGTTAAAGCAAAGAAAGAAGTTAAAGAAATGTGGGAGATTGCTCCTAAGTGTGATCCTAAAGGTTTAAGAGATAATTATGTCTCAGGAAACATTTTTAATATTGGTGATATAGTAGAAAGTCTTCATACTGGTTTGATTGGTAAGATTGTTCGTCGTGGAACAAATCATCTTATCTGCGTTACCAAAGAAGATTATATGTTTAAATCCTGGATTCGTGATGTGATGGAGGCAGTACAAAACTATCCAGGTCCATCTGGTGTTCCCTCTGATCAAAGACTTGTAGGAACTGATGCTCATCGTGAATATGTAATGAGACTAACGGGAACTGCTGGTATAAAGAATTTAATAAATAAGTATAAGAAAAAGAAGTAGTTGTATCACCATGTCTGGAATTCATTTGAAAGATCTCTCTAAGGTCTATAAAGAACAGATTGCAGAGAAGAAAGACGATTCATATCTTGAAACTGATATGAAAAAACGTCAGAAAAATAATGAAAAGGCACGTAAAGATATGAAGAAGATGGGTTCTATGAGCAACCCACACTTTGGAGATGGTCCAACAGGTAGTATGTCCTCTGAGGAAGTTGAGGTTACCGAGGCAGATTCTTTAGCAGCAATGCAAGCAAGAAGAGAGAAACGTCTTGCCGCACAAAGAAAGAAAATGGGCACCTCCTCAACTGGTCAAGACTTTGGTCATGACTATGGTATTTCTTCTGCTGAGCGTAAGAAGAGGCAGCAAGCAGAATTTGATAAGTTTGTTGGTAAGAAAACTCAGAAGGAAGGACTTGATCCTGTAGGTAAGGAAGATGGTGATGTCAACAATGACGGTAAAAAAGATAGCACCGACTCATACTTGATGAAGCGTCGTAAGGCAATCGGTAAGGCAATCAAGAGTAAGATGTCCGAAGGTGTTCGTGACATGGATCCTGAGAAAGGAACTGCTGAAAGAAAGGCACGTCTTGAAAAGAAACGTGGTATGAAGATGGATGATCATCCTGAGTATAAGAAAGAGGAATACATCCCTGAAGTCATGACAGATAGTATGGATGAAAAACCCATCAAGGAAAAGAAAGTAAAGAATATTGTTAAGATTAATCCTAAAATGGGTGAATCTGTAGAAGAGATTGGTGGTGAACTAATTGAAGCAGTTGAAATCTTTGATATCCTTGAAGAGATCACTGATGAAGAACTGAGATTCATCTCTGATAAAATGATTAATGAAGTTGTAGAGGAGTTCTTTGCTGAAGCAGTGGAGAAAGATGAGGATCTTGAGGTTCTTCAGCAAAATCTTTGCGAATCAATTGATTTATCAATCAGTATTCTTCTGGAGCAAGATGCTGGTGCAGAAGCACGTAAGCGATTAATGAGTCGTCCTTCTAGAGCATCTGTCATGGACAGAGTAAAGTCTGCTGTTAAGAAAACAGGTAAGGCAGTAGCAAGAGGTGCTGGATATGCTGCTGGTGCTGCAGTAAGAGGAGCAAAAGCAGCAGGTAGAGAGTTCTCTAAAGGATATGAGAGAGGAAGTACAGGTTCTTCTGGATCCTCTGATTCTTCATCCTCGAATTCTGATTCATCATCATCTTCTGCTCCTAAGAAGAAAGGACCAGGAATGCTTAGCAGAATTGGTGCTAAACTCAAGAGAGGTATTGGTAAAGCAGCAAGAGCAGTATCTAGAGGTGCTAGAAACGTAGCACGTAAGATGGATGAGGCAGTTTATGGTGGAACTCCTGCTAAGAAGGAAGCACCAAAGGACAATCGTATGGTAGTCACTGCTGCTGACAAGAAAGGAAACACTCCTGCATATCAGAGATATAAAGCAGG